GTCACTGATGTCATCCGGGACGATACTAGCTCTTGTAAGCCCAGCATTGCCGAACATGTCCGAGGTTGTGCTTGTGCCCACGGTTATGACCGGTGAGCCATGCCCTAGCGATAGCGACTCGCCGGACATGTGCAGGCCGATGCGTTCCGCAATGATCCGCATATTGGCGATCGACGGATCAGCTGGTCCACGAAGCGCTGCCACGATTCGGTTCGACATCGCCTCGATGACCTTGTGCTGCAAGGTGGCCGGCGTTGCCTTCAACCAGTTGTAGCCGTTGCTATCGACTAGCGAAAAGGTTGCGGCGCCGGGCGCGCTGATCAACGGCAGCTTGGCAGCATAGGCCTCTAAGGCCGCCAGTCGCGATTTGATCAGGTCGATGGTGGCGTGCTTGATATCTGTGAGCGTGACGTTGAGCCAGCGATAGCCCGCTGTATCAGTCAGAGCGAAACCGGCAGGCCCGCGAAAAAACCACGAGATAGAAGCAGCGCTCGCCGCCGCCGCAGCAGCAGACGCCGCCGCTGCCGCTGCACTCGACATAGCCTGCCTGATCAGCGAAGCGCCGCCCAAGGCCAAATCGGCCGCAACCACCGCTATATTGCTGGCCCCGCTTAACAGATCCGCAGCCACCGTCCCGATCTTGCTCGCCGCGCCCAGCGCCAAGTCGGCAACAACTGCAAGAAACCCCGGAGCGGTCGTAGCCGCCGCGACCGATGCCACCTGCGCATCCAACTGCGTCAGGTCGTACAGCTGAAGGTCATGGACCATCGGCGCGAGATACGATCCGTCCGCCGACGCGATCTGAACGTCATAGGCACCGTTGGCCGCCGCAAACCCCACCAGCCCCGAAGTCGCCGCCGTTATCGGGTTCGCCAGGCCGGCACCGGCACTATCGAAGACTGCTGCCAGCGTCGTCGTACCCGCCAGAAACACGGTGACCTTGGCGAACGGCAACACCGCTCCCGTGTCGCCACGGGAGGCGATGAACTCGTAATATTGCATCGGAGCGGCCTTTCGGGGCTGCGAGGTGAGGGGGGCTACAGCGTCGGCTGTACTTTGTAATTGTGCGACAGCACGCCATCGGACACGTAGGTATGGGCATCACCGACGGTGATCTTGGCGACCCGCGCTTCGCCGGCGGCGACACCAATCTCTTCCATCATTACCCAACGGTCGCGCCAGAACCGGTGACGTGGCGTTGCCTTGGGATAGCCCTCGGCAACGAACACCGGATCGAGCGAGAACGAAATCGCGGTCACCGGATATGCGCCCCATGCCTGCGTGATTTCGTGTTGCGTCCAGACCCAGTCGCCCACGTCGACGGCCGATGCCGGCTTCTGGATTCCTGGCCCGGAACGCTCGGCGTCGGCCATCAGGATCAGCGCTGAGTCGATGACGCAGCGGCCGTCATAGCCGCCCCCGCCGTCGCCGCCCCCGCTCGGCGAACTGCCGCCGCCGGTGGAGATCGTGAACGTCTGCTCGGCCGACAAATTGAGGAACGCGGGGTCGGCCGTCCAGCCGTCATAGGCAGCGATGCGGCCAAAATAGGTACCGGCCGCCAGCCCATAGACCGTGATCGACGGGATGCCCGCCGACAGCACCCCGCCCGAGGTCGACGGATTGAAGCCGCTGGTCGACGAATAGAACATGACATAACCGGCGAGATCCGGGTCAGCCGAGGCGGCGCACGTCATCGTGCCGTTGGTCGTGCCGCCAATCGCCGCCGGCGATGACACCGCGGGAGGAGCGTTGTTGGCGACGACGAGCCAGGATGATGGCGGTGCGTCACCTGCCGCGTTCGAGGAGATGACCTCGATATGATAGACCCGGCTCACGCCATCCTGCGCCGCCAGCGCGGACGTATAGGTGGCCGCCGGGGTGGAGGTCACGATCTCGCGTTTGAGCGTGGTGCGGTCGGCCAGATAGAATCGGAATTTATAGGTCACGGCGCGCGCCGAAGGCTCGCACACGACGGAAAGCGAACTGCCGTCCCAGGCATGGGCAAGCGCGAGCCCGGTTACCGAATCGGGTAGCGCCGTCGAGGGTGCAAGCGATACCGTGTAAGGCGATAGCGTCGACAAGTCCTCGATCTCCTGGCCGAGGATGTTGAACGAGGGGAATTTGACATAGATCGTGGAGCCGACATTGAGGCTCGCATAGCTGAACTTGAACACGGCGTCGTCGAGCCGGATGAAGCGCTGGCCGACAGCATGGCTTGCCGGCAACGTGCCCGCGAATCCGCGATGCAACATCGTCAGATTATAGGCGTTCGCCCCCGTCAATATGGCGCTTTGGTACGTGACCAGTTCGTCGCCGACGATGCAAAGCGAGCCGCCGGCATCCGCTTCCGCTGCGGTGGCAGACCCCAGATCGCCGCGCGAGGCAGTGAGGTCCACTGCCAGCGTATTCGTCGTGTCCGGATCGGCATGGTTGGCCAGCGCCGCCGTCAGCACGCCGTAGCGCGCAGGCCCGTGGACCGTGCCGACGCGCGAATAGGTGACGTTGTCGGCGCTCACCCATATTTCACAGCCGCCCCAGGCCGGCGACGATGAGGCTACCGCGCACCAAATTTCGGGGTCGCCGTTGGTCAGCGAAGTTGGCGCATTGATCAGGGCAGGCGTCGAAACCGACCCCGGAGCGTCCGCCGCATTGGGCTGCCGATCCGGTCCGCTCGAATGCGGCGCATAGAGCGCGGCCGACGCGGTTCCGACCGGTACGCCCTCGGCGCCGATCGACAGGAGCCCATCGGCGTCTTCGGCAATCTCGGTGATCCGCACCAGCACGCGTTTGAGCGACAGCGAATCGGTGGTCGTCGTCAGCGTGACGAGATCGGTCGGCTCGAGCAGCGCGAAGTTCCACGGCAGCTTGAAGGTGTATTTCTCCCGCGTGTAGAGCACGCGCTGGCCGTATAGCTGGACCGCCTTCCGCGCGATCGCGGCGTCGCAGATGCAATGAACCGTGGTCGGGTCTTGCTTGCGCCGGCCATAGGTGACGATGTTGTCGAGGTCCTGGGCGGTCGCGATGCCGACATTATATTGCTGGCTGCGATCCAGGAACTCGAACTGAACGATATTATAGGCGTCGGACTGGTCGACGATTTCGATCGAGACTGCGTTGCCGCTATCGTCGACCGCCAGATCGTCCTCGGTCAGGTCGTACACCGGCGTCAGGTTGGGCGTCCATGTCACCGAATTGCCCGTCGCCGCGGCATCGCCGTACGGCCGGATCTTGAGCATCCCTTCCGACCAAAAGACCGCCGCGTTGGTCGCGGTCAGCCATTCCTCGAGGATCGACGCCGCGCTCGACTGCGATTCGAGCACTGGCGAAAGCAGCAGGTTGTTGGCGCGGCAATAGAGCGAATAGTCGGACAGATCGCCGATCAGACCCGATCCCCACATCGGCACGCCATAGGCGGCGTTGGTCAGGAAGTCGGTGATGATGTCCTTCGGATCGGCATCGCACACGCTGCCGCCGAGCTGCGTCGCAAAGTCGATCTCGAAGCTGTGGTTCGACAACGTCGCCGAATCCGCGAGGTCGTAATCCTGGGCATAGACATAGGCGATCCCGGAATAATTGATCGCCTGAGCCGGGAATTTGGACGTCAGATAGCCCCATACCGGCTGGGTCGCCGCGCCCGTCGCGAGGCTCAATCCCGCGGCAGATAGCGTCGTCAACACCGCCGTATCCTTGTAAATCGTGCGGATGCCCTGGATACCGCTCGCGCCGCCTTCGCAGATGCCCAAGATAATCGACGCGGTATAGGTATAGGTCGTGTTCTTGGAACCGCCCCCCAGGCCCTTGCCCGCGCTGGTCTTGGTCGTATGCGGGATCGCGGTGAAAGCGTTGTACCAGACGAGATTGCACTTCATCCGGCCGCGGCCCCAGCCAAGCGAAATCGGCAGGCCCAGCGTAGACGACTGGACCTGCAGCCCGTTGAGCTTCGGCGACGTGGTCGAGGTTGACTTGCCGCCCATCATTGATCCTCGAACAGGGTGAAGAACTTGACCGGCCGGGAGCGCAGCTCCTCGTCGCGGTCGGCGTTGCCGCGGACCACGCCGCCGCCGCGGATCACGGCGTGCAGCACTTCGGGCAGTGCGATGACGATCGCTGCATGCGAATAGCAGCGGCCGTATTTCCAGATCGCGAGGTCGCCGGGCCCGACCGCCTCGCGCGGAATCTCGCGCGCGAACCGCGTGACCCAGCCCAGGAACTGCTCTTCGTCGCGATGCAGCATCCATTGCGGCGAGTAATCGGGCTCGACCCGCGGGATCAGCCCGACCGCTTCATAGACCGCCGCCGGCAGCATCGCGCAGTCGACCCCGACGCCGCGCAAGCGTGCCCGGTGATGGTACGGCGTTCCTTCCCAGCCGAGTGCCTCGCGCACCACATCCTCGCGCGTCATCCGAACGCGGTCTCCGGCACCGGGACGTACGGCGTTGCCTTGAACCGCCCGAGATTGTTGAAGCGGACCGAACACCGGCTCTGCGTCAGATCGCAGCCGGGATAGGCAGTGAAGGTGTTGCCGGCGACCGGCAGCGCGGGAAGGGGAGAGACGAGCTGGAACAGGCCCGCCGCATCGTTCGCCATGATAGTCGCCGAGATGCCGGTATTCGGTCCCGACGTGAACACGATCCGCCCCTGCGCGAAATCATTGGCCGGTGGGGTCAGGCTGGTGTCGAACGCCGTGAGCGTCGGGGCTGGAGACGCGCCGACAATGCCCGTCACTGCGAAGGCCGCGGGATTGAGCGCGCAGCCGGCGTCATAGACTGCATGAAGGCAGGCCGCTTGATAGAGATTGGCCGGCATGTTGGCGTTGAGCAGCACGGTCCAGGACGACACCGTGATCGTCGCGCTGTCGCCGGTGATCGCGCTGATCGCCGTGACGCGCCCCGAAAACCTCAGCACCGTGCCGACCACCGGCAGGTTCCAATCGGTCAGGAACGCACGGTCCAGCCGGACATTCGCGCCATCGAACCCATGCCCCCGGATGAACGGGATGATCGGCACGCCGTTGATCAGATCGTCTGGGTTCGCGGTGATCGCCATGTCGACGGTCGTGACGTCGAGTCCGATCTTCTCGCTGATATCCTGCCGCTCGATCATCGGGCCAAGCGCATAGACGTGACCGCCCGACACGATCGGAACGTCACCGCCGGACCACCGAATGACGGCGCCGCCGACCAGCGTAATCGTCCACAGGTCGACCATCTGAAAATCCGCGCCGCTGTTGAGCAAGGTGATCAGCACAGGCGATGCAGCTTTCATGGTCAGCCCTTGGTCGAGGTGAAGGAGAGCCCGTCCTGCGACCACAGGCTCTGCATCATCTGGTTGAGCTCGAGCGCGTCGTCGTCGAAGCGGCACACGAACATGAAGCGCCCGGTCCAGGTCAGCACTTTTCCGGCTGCAGGCGCGCTGGCGAAGGTGATCGATCCGCGCGGACCGACCGTGAAGCTGGCGACCGGGGAGGTGTCGGCGAACACGGTCGGCGTTCCGAGCACACCGCCGACCGGCTCGGAAAAGGTCGCGTTACCGAACGCCATACTCCGAATAAGCTGGAACTTGGTGGTTACCCCGTCACCGATCCCGAACCGTTGTGCGGCTACGGTGTTGTCGCCTGGGTCGAAGAAGAAGAATTCCTGGTATTGCCCGCCATGCAGCAGGAAGAACGTCGCCAGCCGATCGAGGTCCGGCGCCGACGGCAGGTCGCGCAGCACCTCATAAGCGACCTTGAATTGCCAGCGCGGATACGACCAGGTCTTGCGCCGCCGCTCGCGTCCGGAAGAGGCCGTTGCGATTTTCGTCGCCCACATAGGCTTCTTCACCATCAGGAACGATTGCCCGATCAACGTCGGGAACACGTCGGCATCGTCGATCGACGGATCGGCGGTGACGAGCCAGCGGGTCGGCAGATAGAGCGTGGGCAATCTCGTCTCCAATCGAATGGGCTGCGCGGATCGCCGCAGGGCGTTTGGGCACGGCGCCGTCGCCGCCGCTGCGACGCGGACGCGATGTGCGCAAACCCGTTCCGGTCCGGTATTTCGGCGCTTCGGACGGATCGCGGGCGGGGCGATCATGGCAACGGAGTCAGCTCCAAAATCGTCGCATGACGCTCGAAGGTTTTTGCTCCGTTTTCGATCTATCGGCACGCAGTCCCTATTGCGAGGAGCCTGCCGAATGATAGCGTCGTCCCTTCACAACAGGGTCGCGGACGCGATTGCTGCAGTTCAAGCTCGGCTCGATGCTAGCCCCGTCGTTGCGCGCAGCCAGATCAACGGGAGGAGAACCGAATGTTAAGATGGATGATCGGGCCGATCGCGTTGGCCATGGTCGCGACGCCAGCTGCCGCCGACAACAAGGACAAAAAAGAAAATGCGGCGGCCGTGGCGGCGATCAAGGCTCGGGCCGAGCAACTCCGCCAAGATCCGGCGGCAAGAAAGTGCCTCGGCGTGGACGCCGTGACTTGCCTTGCGACCTTGAGCTTCGGCGTGACGCTCATGACCGAGCCGCTCTGGATGGGAGGCGGTTACAAGCTTCCGAAGCCGGTCCAGCACGATATCGACGGACGTCCCATCTCGCAATTGGTGGAGTTCCTGGTCACATTTGGATCGCGCGACAAGGACATCTTTGGACAGAATGTCTTGCGCGCGCAGATGGATTTGTATGATGGCGAACACGTCACCGACGTGAAATTCTTCCTGAAGCATGCCCCGTTGCTGGCTCGCACCCAGGAGGATTGGGATAACACGCACATTTTCGAGCTCGCCACCGCGGTTCTCGGACCCGAGTGCGTTGGGACTGACCGTCTGGCCTTTTACCGCCGATATGATGCGATACAGAAACAATGGGCAAGCCGGGACCAGTACATGGAAATGCCTTCGGGCCCGAGCATCTCATCCGGTATGTTCGGCGATACTGAAATGTGCGGCGTCAGTGTGGTGGCGGGGTCGGTCGCCGGCATGGCTGCAGGCATCGGTTCGTACGGGGGCTCGTCAATCACGTTCCGAATGCCCGACAAGCCGCGCTAGCGCTGCAACGAGAAACCCAGCTTGCCTTCGCGATGAGCCATCTTCATGGCCTTGGCGAAGGCGTTTCGGTTGGCGATGATCTGCGCTTCGGACAGGCCGCTCGCGGTATGGTCGTGGTAATGGTAGCCACCAGACGCACCGGCTTGGTCGTTCGCGGCAAAAGGAGCGTTGCTATTCGCACCGGCCGCGAATCCGACTGACGGGACGCCGAAAGTCGGCATCGACGCGAACAGCCCCATGACATTCCGCCATCCGCCGGCCTGATCGGCGGGGATGATCGTTTCCCCCTTGTGCAGCATGCCGATGCCGTCCCTACTCAGGTCGTAGGCGCCAACATCGAACCCGGCCATCGTCCCGTACGATGCCGCTGCGGCGGACATAGCTGCACCGAACCCCGGCGCGCTCAAATTCCATGGGAATGGCGCGGCCGCCATCGACGCCGTGCCGCCTGCACCGGCCTTCGCGGCCTCGGTAGTGATCGTGCTTTGGCCGTCGGTTTTCAGGATCCCGAGCTTGATCGCGAGTGCCGTCAGCTCCTTGGCAAGCCATTGTTCGATGATCTTTGCGATGGCGTCGCCAATCGCCTGCTGCACCGTCTGCCAAAGGCCCTTAACCGTTGCGGCGAACCCCTGCTGCAGCGTGAGCATCTTTGCGATGTTCTGGCTCCAGCCGGACGCGATCTGATTGATAGCTTGGCGTTCGATCTGGCTGCGCTGGAGACTGGCCTTTCGGCTGATGTCGTTAAGGCGCAATTGATGCTGCTTCGCAAGCCGCTCGATCTCGGCATCCTGGCCCTTGATCACATCGGGGTTCGTTGTCGGGTCGGCTTTGAGCTGGTTGAGCTTGCGGATCAGTTCGTCGCTGTCGATCTGGAACCGATCGTTTTCGAACTTCTTCTGTTGCTGGAGGAGCTGAGCGTCGCTCAGCGCGCCCATCTGGTTGAGATACTCGGCTTGGGCCTGAGCGTCGTCGATATCGCTATGCCGCATGTCGGCAACGTGCTTGAAATAGTCATCCTGAATGCGCCGGCGTTCATCGGCTTCGCGGCGCAGATACTCGGTGATCTGTCGTTCGGTATCCTTAGCCTGCTTCGATTCCTCGCCATAATGTTCCTTGGTCGCGTCGACGATCGCCTTGCCTATTTTCGTCTCTTCGGCAAGGTTGCCATGCGCGAGATCGAGCTTATTTCGAAGCTTATCGACCTCGGATTGAAATTCCTCCTCATGCATGGCGATGCTGGTTTCAGTCGCCTTGCGCTTGACTGCGACCTCCTCGTCTTTCGACATCTTCGCGGTGGCGAGGATGTTCGCCCAATAGGCATGTTCCTCCTGAAGTGATATCTGGCGGAACTTGCCTTCGGCATCGGCTTCGGCCTGGATGGCCAGCTTCTTTTCGTCGAGCGCCGCTTGCCATTCGTTCATCCGGCTTTGCGGCTTGGCCGGTCCGCCGCCGCTGCTGCCGCGCGGCCCACTTCCCCCGCCTCTCCCCCGACCACTGTTCGTGGTGTCGTCGGTTATCGGCGTTGTCTGGTCAACACCGGTCGATGGCGGAGGAGGGGTCTTGGCCATAATGTCGGCCAACATCCCTCGTCCTTGAGCGGCGGCTTCGGCCGCGGCGCGGAGGTGACGCTTGGCATCGTCGCTCGTCTTCTTGGCGTCGGCTACGATCTGGGCCCCGCGCTTACGGACGGTGGCGTCGATGTCCGCCATGCCCTTGTCCCAATCGGATGCGATCGATCCCCAATTGAGCGTCAGCGCGTCATAAGCGACTTGGCCGAACACCTGCAGCGCTTTCTTGATCGCCTCGATGCCTAGCGACGCGAAATCAAACGCTTCTTTGAGTTTGCCCCACCAGCCGAGCGCGTAACCGACGATCTCTTCGAAACGGATCTTGAAGCCGATCGCTAACGCCACGACGGCGGCGATCACCGCTTTGACCGCAGTGACCACGGCATCCATGACGCCGTGCTGGATAGCCGACCAATTGACTCCGCTGGCGCCAGTGATCTGCCAAAGATCCGCGAACGCGGTACCGAGCGTATTGAGGATTTCACCGACGCCTTCGATCGCCGTGCTCACCTCGTCGAAGATCGTCTTGACCAGACCGCCGCTGTTATAGCTCTGCGTAAATGCTTGGGCGAGTTGGTTGAAGCGGTCAACGATCTCGGTAGCCACTGGCGCGAGTGCCGCGGTCAGGGTCTGCGTAACGCCGCTCCATGCGATCTGGGCCTCGTTAACCGCCTCTCCCAGTTTCTTGCCGCTGGCGACCGCGCCGTCATTGGCGGCCCCATAGGCATCGGTCTTCTGCGCAAGCGCGCTGATCGCCGCGCCGCCCTGGTTCAGGAACGGGATCGCTTCGGCGCCAGCCTGGCCCATCAGCTTGATCGCCATCGCGGTTTTTTGCGGACCATCGGTGGTCTTGGCGAACTTGTCGGCCACGGTGGTCAGGATCGTCATCTGATCCGACCCCGCCTTGATATCGACGCCGAGTTTCTTGAACGTGTCGGGGCTTTTGCTGAAATTCTTGTCCAGCGCGGCGGTGCTCTGCGATAATTTGGTGAAGTCGGTTCCGGTCGCCTGCGCCATTGCCTGCAATTGTTGAACTTGGTGCGTCGACATTCCGAGTTGCTTCGACAGCACGCTGACCTTCTCGGACGATTCCCCCATCGCCACGATGGCCTGGGCGGCTTGCTTGCCCGCTTCGTACAGTTCGCCGGCAACGCCCGCCGCGCCCTTGATCCCTTCGACCAGCTTGCCGAAACCGCTTTTGCCCTCGCCGGACTTGCTGGCCATTTCCTGCAGCGCCGCGCTGTTGTGCCTCAGCGCGGCGGTCACTTCGTTCAGGCCGCTGACGATTTCCTGCGGCCTCAATCCGTGCATGCTGGCGGTCAGCGCATCCATCGACTGAGCACTGCGTTCTACCGCGCCGCGCATCCCGGCGAAGCCTCCGCTCATGCTGTCTGCGGCGGCCTGGACTGTGCTCTTCAACTCGCCCAGATCGCCACGGACCTGTTGGATGCCCGCCTCCACCCCGGATGTGTCGGCCGTGATCCGGATGGAGACGGTATCGCTCATGACATGTCCTTCAGTCTCTGGAGTATCGCGCGTGATGCCGCCGCGGTGTCGCCGCCGGCGACGGGCATCGCGACCTCGGCGGAAAGCCGTGAGAGCGTCGGCTGCGTCGGCGAGAGTTCCCGCGTCTCGGCCGAGCTACGGTCCTTGCTGGGAATCAGATCGACTCCCAACGCTCGCGCAATCGCGACTGCGGCGATGTTGAGTGGCGGGCCGGTACGTCGCCAGCTCTGATGTTGGGCATCGACATCGGCCAGCCCCCAATCGCGTTCGATCGCGGCCTTCGACCCGCCCTCGATTCCAGCGGTGATCAGATCGTGGACGAGCTCGGCAAGTCCGTGCTCGAGGCTCCCGCCGGCGCCGCTTCCGTGGGAGCCATCGCTTCCCCCTTGCGCTTGAGTCCCGATTCCTCGCTCAGGTCCAGGAAAGCGGTTTGCAGCCCGACAAACTCGTCCATCGACACGTTCGCCTCGAGATAGTCGGCGGTCAGCACCGGATCGATCTTGACCAGCCCGATCGATAGCACGTTGAGCAGGTCGACAGCGGAATCCATCAAATCGGACAGCGATCCGCTACCGTCGGTCTTGCGTTGGATGTTGTCGATGAACGGCGCGGCCCGGCGCAGTTCGCCGAGCTTATAGGGCGCGATCGCGAAATCGCGCCCAAGAATATGGATCTTGGCCATATTACTGCGCCGACCCCCATTTCAGTACGTTACCCGACGGATCGGCGAATGCCGAAAAATCGAGTTCCGGGATCATGAAGTCATCGACCTTGGTCTGCAGGGCGAGCTTGTTCGAGACGCAGGCGAATAAGGTCAACGCCAGCCCGTTGCCGCCAAGCTGGTTGAAGAAGTCGGCGCGGAAGGTGGGTGCCTGACCCATCTGGATGTTCTGTACGACCGAGGTCTTCGCGACCGTGGAAGTCGCGGTGTAACTGTAGTTGATGAAGACCAGCTTGCCGGTATCGGCTGCTGCGAACAGATATGCGCCGGCGGTGACGCTGTACTGCCCGGCGGTGGGGGCGGAGGCGACGCGCGTCATCGGGTTGCCGCTGGCATCGCGCACGCCCAGGTCGCCCGCCCAGGTGCCACTGGCCGGTACGGTCGGGGTGATCGTGAACGGCGTCGATGGAATCGTCGCGCCCGTCACGTCATTGACGATGCTGTACAGACTCGACGTCACCGTCTGGCCGAAGAACAGGCTATTCATTACCGCGCCGTTGAACTGGCCATATTTGGCCTTGCCGGTGATCTTCATCTTGCCGCGGCCGACCGCGACCGGGAACTGGTTGGAGCCATAGAGCTCCTTGATGTCGCCCTGGATGTCGATCGAGACTTCCTGCGTCACCGCCAGCATCAGCGGCGTGGGATTGGCGATCGTCGCGCCCGTCGCGTCGAAAGTCGGCGTGCCCCACAGCACCCCGGCACCGAAATTGTACATGGCCATGCCATTTCTCCAATAAAAAAGCCCGCAGGAAGCGGGCATTGGCGTTCGTAGTTGAAAGTAATTGGCAGCTTAGACGGGAGCGCAGCCCGCGCGTGCGATCTGGCGCTGTTCGTCGTCGCTCAGATCGGTGGGCGCAGTGAGCACGCCATTTTCCACGCCGATCTCGCGCCCGGTCGACAGGATAATCGCGCTGACATGGTCGGGCGCTGTGAAGCGCGGCGGCAAAGGCGACATTGTTGGGGCAGGGGCGGTGGCCGTATCACCGTCCGCCTTCGGCGTCGGGGGATCGGTGTCGGCCGCGGCGGATTGCGATCGTGCCATTGGTTTCTCCATTGCGATCAGGGAAGGATGATGGTGATCGGCACGATCAGCATGGCCTGACCGTCCAGGTCGCCATTGTCCTTGTGGATCGTGCCGTCGATGAACGCGCGATAGGCGAGCCCTCCGAGCGTCTGCCGCGCACCGGGAAGTGCGGGGCGAAACGCCGCCTCGATTGCGTCGAGGATCGCGTTGCTGGTTTGGGCGGGGGTTGCTGCCTGGTCCTTGCCGCCGCGATGATAGATGATCCAGCTCGCGCGCAGGCTATGCTTGTCGAGCTGCCCGTCGAGCGAGGCGACCGTCTCGGTACCCTCGATCTGGTACAATCCGGGTACCGGTGCCTTGTCCCACATCTTGAGCCGGCGCGAGCGCTCGACGAACGCTTCGTCATTGCCCCAACGCACGTCCGCGAGCGCCAGGAGTGCGTCGAACACCTCATTGCGAATGGTCATCCGATCGCCTCCTGCGCGGCGGTTATCGCCGCCGATTTCAGCGCCGCGGCGATCTCGTCGGCCTCGTCACTCAGCGCGCTTGCCAGATAGGGCCGCGCCGGAAAGCGGGATCCGGGATGGTGGACCACCCGCGCGAAGACATGCTTGCCACCCGCCACGAAGGCGAGTGCCTTGGCCTTGTCGGGCACGATGTCGTGCGGTGGTGTGCTGCCACCCTGTTCCAGGATAGCTGCGTAACGTACGCTATCGTTGACGAATACTGTACCGACGACACTATCGCCCTTGGCCTCGACTCTGCGCTCGATCGCGCTTGCCAGCCGACCGGTGCGCGCGTTCAGCATCTGGCCGTGAAGCTTGTCGTCGATCACATGCCGCTGCAGCTCGGCGGCGGCCGCCGCCACTTTGGCTTCGATCGCGGCCGATACTTGCGACGACAGCCGGTCGAGCCCGGCGCTCAGCGCCTCGGCCTCCAGTGTCACGCTCATAATGGCACCGCCAGCATGTAATTGTTGAGCCGTGCCAGCACCGCCTGGTGCATCGCCTCGCGGCTGAACGCGACGGTGGTCGCGCCCGAACTCGCGTGGCTGGTCTCGCCGATATGCGTGCGTGCCGAATAAGCCTCACCGACCAGCTCGGTGACCGCGAGCATCAAGTCGGCAGGGATCGCGTCATATCCGGCGACATAGGTCACGCGTACCGGCCGATCGTACGGCGTGCGCGATCCGACCAGGATCACGCTGCGCCCATCGGTCGCAACCCCTGAGGTGTTGCCGACAGCATCGACCGTATTGTCGATCCGCGTCTCGCCCCATTCGACCGACGTCACCGACTGGACCGGCCAATTCCGCAACAGAAACCGCGATCCGCCGGTGCCGCGATAGGTCTCGACATGCGTTGCGGTCAGGACGGTGCGCTGGATCGTGTTCTCGACGAATACCGACACTTGGGTGACTAGATCGCCCAGTAGCGCGTCGTCATTGTCGCTTGAAATGTTGAGCCAGCGTTTGACCGCCGACAGATTGGTGAGATCGCCCGCTGCCATGACGTCACGCGCCCAGGAAGCTGAAGCCGTGCGCGAGCAACTCGGCAGCCGCGAGGACCGGTACCCTCACGATGCCCTTGGCATCGGAGGCAAACGACCGTCCGCGCCAGCTGCACCCGGCGCCGTCCTCGTGGCGCATCGCGACGGTATCAATGATCGCCACCTTCGTCGTGCGGCGCGTGGAAGGGTTGTCGGCCAAGCAGCATCTCCTCTGAACGAAAAGGCCCCGCCGGTCATCGCGGCGGGGCCAGGAAAGCCCGGGGCAAGGGGCGGGCTTTGTTCCCCTCCCGCTTGGCGGGAGGGGTTAGGGGAGGGCATGTCGCCATCACGACTGAAACAAGCCCTCCCCCAACCCCTCCCGTAAACGGGAGGGGAGCGATTACCGATCAGCCGTTGGCGATATTGGCGATCACGCCCATCGCGAACGGCGCATAGACCGCCAGCGTCTCCTCGACATACACGCCCGACATCTCGGCGCGCGTCGTGATCGGCCAGTCGATCTGGTAATAATCGCGGCGCACCTTCATCTCCGCGACATTGGGCACCTCGCTCGACTGGTATTGGACCGGTAGATCGCCCGCCCAGCCCAGGATCGTCCCCGCCGACACATTGGGGTGCAGGCGGATCGGAATCTTCTTGTTGAGGTACGGGTTGTAATAATATTCGACCACGCCGCCGGCGGTCAGTGCGACCTCACCCGCTTTCGGATCCTGGAAGTAATTGAGCAAGGACGCGGTGCCCGACGCCAGCACCTTCTTGGTGATGTTCCGCTGCTCCTGGCTGTTCACGTAGAGCACGTCGACCGAGCATTGATAATTGTCCCACATCGACTGCATCATCACGTCGATCTCGGCCACGGACCCCTGACCCGAAGAGGTCAGCGTCGTGCCGGCGCCCGGCGTGCCCGTGGCGAGATAATTGACGTATGCGCCAGATCCGGGCTTCAGCGCGGTGGTCAACAGGCCGTCAAACGCGGTCGAGTTGGTCGAGCAATCCGCGCTGACCGCGCTCGCCGCCTGCCCGGTGCCGGCGAGCGGCTTGGCGAACACGACGCTGTTGGTCGAGCTGATCGCCTCGAGCTTTTCGCTCCCCGCGGTGCCGACGAACCAAGCATAACCTGCCGCGCCCTGGATCGCCGGCACGCTGCACGACAGCGCCTGGCCGGCGGTCGTCGCCTGGCTCGCGGCCGACGATTTCATCGACGACCCGCCGTTGATCGAGAAGCTCTTGCCGTCGGCGCCGGTCACCGACTTCGACGTCGCGACACCGTTCGACAGCGTGCTGTTGCGCATGCCTTCCATCGTCAGCGCGACGACGATCACCGAATAGGTCACCGATCCCGGCAAGGTCGATCCGGTACCGCCCGCGCTCAGGGTCGGCGCGCTCGGCGTACCCAACGCCAGCGAGGCATTGCCGAAGATCACGCCGGCTTCCTCCTTCAGCATCGTCTTCTGCAGCAGGCGCTGCGTCATCGACGCCTTGATGTCCTCGAACGTGCGGCCGGCGGAGATCGCTTCGAACGTCGCCTGGTCTTCCTCGCCCAGCGTCCGGTACGGCGCCGCGCGATCCGCGGTGGTGTAGGCCATTTGACCGGCGCGCTGGCCCTCGGGCACCCAGGGGGTGTTGTCGAAGCCCGACCCGGTGAGCGCGGTGACGGACTTCCAGTTGGTCGCGGTGCCACCCCCGCCGCCGACCCGCGGCAGCGATTTGATGATCGGCGTGTTGACCGGATACAGGTTCTTGGCCGGCGCTTGCAGGTCATAGGCGACCAGGCCGGTGCCGGTGGAAATGGCTTTTTCGACCATGTCCGGGCGTCCGCCCGCCATCAGCATGATCGCGCGCGAAATATTCTCATCGGGGTTCGACAGGCTGGAAACGAGCGACTTCTTGATCTCGTCGGGAGTCAAATTGGTCATTGCTATCCGTCCTTTGGATAGGCGCAGGAACGAGGCCCGGGCGCGATGGCGCGGGCGACAGGTCAGGCGGCTGCGCGGGCCGCGTGAACCAGGGTCGGGTTGGACAGAGCGATGCGCAGCAGGAACTGGCCGCGCTCCTGCTCAGGGAGGGTGTCGATCACTTTCTTGAGATCATCGGCGCTGATCGCCGAAGTGCCATTGGCTGAATTGGGCGAGGCGTCCTCGGCCTTGCTCACCGCGCGCAACGGCCCGGCCGCGGTCCTCGGCGCCGCCGGCTCGGCCTCGACTTGCTCCAGGCGCTTGGTCAGATCGTCGATCGTCGCGTTCAGCATCGTAATCGTGTCGCCGAAGCGTTTGGCGAGGTCGGCCATCATGGCGTCGCCCAGCGCGCCGCCGCGCCGCAACTTCTCGGTTTCCTCCTCGGGATCGGGAGCGGGCGGCGCAGCCTGCGGGCGAGGGCGGCCGGCAGCATCCGCTGACGGCTGGCCCGCGTCGCCGCAATTCTCCTGGGAGCATTGCGCGCCCAGCGCGACGAGGTGATCGTGTGCCGCCTGGATGCGATCGGCATCGGCTTGGGCGGCCCCGGCATCATCGGTGTCGGCATCGCCACCGGTCGCGACACGCTTCACCTGATCCTTGCCATCCGGAGCGGCTTTGGCCTTGGGCTTGGGCGGCGGCGCGTCGTCGTCCGCATCGCCATCCCCATCGCGCGACGCGTCGGCCTCGTCTTCGTCGCCGTCGGCTTGCGGATCGGGCGATTTGGGCTTCGGCTGCGGCTTGGCGGCGGGCTGCTCGCCAGGCTTGCGCCGGGCAGGGGGCTGCTCGCCGGCCGCCGGCTTGGTTGGCGGCTGCTTGTCCTGGTCATCCGGCTTGCCGCCGTCCGGATCCGTCGCTGGAGCATCGTCGTCGCCACCAGCTGGGGCCGCCCCCGCATCCGGGTCGCGATCGTCGTCCCGGTCGTCGTCATCATCGTCGCCAAGGTCGCGCGTCAGTGCCGCAGCGATCAGCCGTTCGCGCGCCTTGAACAGGAAGTCCTTGTACCGCCGCGATCCGGCGTCCTCGGCCAATTCGCGGGCCTTCGCGACCACCTCGTCGCCACTCGGAACATAATCCATATCGGCCTTCCACATGTTGATGACGGCGTCGGGGTTGCAGGGGCTGTCGACCAGGCTGATCTCGACCAACTTCAGCGCGGTGATCACGCTGCGGTCGGCGGTGTCGCGCTTCAGCACCTTCCCGCCGATCGAGAAGCCGGCATAGACGCCCGCACGCACCTTGGTGATTGCCAGCGGATCGACGACATGCGCGCAGATCTGGGTGATGCCATGATCGTCGACCTCGGCTTCGACCACGCGCCCGGCGGCACTCGGCTCGTGCATCTCGCGCAGCGCGGGGAAGCGGCCATAGTCGGGCAAAGCCGCCTTCATCGCCGCGGCGGTGATCGTCTCGCCCTGCTGGTCACGCGTCTCGGACGAGGCGACACCCCAGACCTTGATCGTGCCGTCTTCCTGATCCTCGACCTTGGTGATCGCGCCGAATTGGCGAAACCGCGTCATGCGATGGCTGTCCTTTCGGGTTTTGGGGGCCGGGCACCGCGAAAGCGGCATGCACCGGGGGGTATTGGCCACGCGGAACGCGCGCGGACGGCGCCCGAATTTGGGCGTATCGGCATTTGGGTTTCCGGACCCCTTGCTTGCAGGGAGGGGTTCGGGGGGGGCGCGCGCGTCTGCGCACCTCCAAAGACTTACTGGCCGATTGTCGAAACAGCGTCGGACGTCCGTGACGACGGTCTTCCGACGGACCTTATCCTTGCCGGCGCGCCATCAGCAAGCGGATCAGGGTGATCGTGAAGGCGGCACCCAGTCCGACTGCCAGCGCGATCCCGATACCCGCGGCCAGCAGCAACCACGGGGCGTTCGGATCGCAATCAGTATAGCCGGGGTCCCCGCATTGGTCAGCAAAAGCGCCGAACAGCGCCAGGCCGATGACCGGCGCGCCCACGATCGCTGCGGCGACGCAACCCCATTTGCCGCTGCCCCGGGAAATAGGTCGGTATCCGCCGTCAGTCACACGCCCATGCCATCGGCGGAGTTCCCGAATTTTCGGGATCAGCTGCGCGTGGATCCATCGAATACCCATCCCACGAAAATAATGCCGAACAATGAAATGGCCCCGAGAGGTAGGACGACCATTAGGCTGTCCTCGCCAGTCAAACCAAACCAATAGCAAACCAGAAGCGCGATCAACAAAGGGAGGAACCAAGGAGTGGTCTGCCACTGCCTCTCAACCAAACCGCCGCCCGGTTGGTCCTCGGCCTTGCGCGCTAGATAGGTCCGATATCGTTGGAATAAGCGGCTCATCGATGCTTCATAGCGCAGCCGGTCAATGCCTGTCACCGATCGTCTCTAGACTTGTTCGGAACGGCCGGCTGTCGGCGGATTCATCACCCCCGCCACCATATTCCCCAACAGCACCGCCCCCGCGCTCGTATACAACATCGGCCGCGCACCCAGCCCATCGGGCAGCGGGTCGTCCCCCCGCGCATGCCGCACCTCGTCGATCGCCTTCGACCCGTTGCGCAGGTCGCGGTCGTCGATCTCCGATTGCACCTGCGGGTCGATGCTGGTCGCCTTGACGAAGGCGAACTCCAGGTCGGAATAACCGAACTCGATCTGGATCACATCGTCGATCCAGCGCTTCATCCACAGCTGCAACGGCTCGAGTCCCTCTTCAAGCGAGCGCTCCTGATCTTCCATCGCGGTCGACCGGTTCATCTGGCGCACGAACGGGGTCGGGGGCAGCGAAAAGGCGAAAGCGACGATCCGCGCCAGCCATTCGTCGAACTCGTCCTTGATCGGTGCCGCCTTGAAGGCGGTGAATTGCGATCCGTGCGGTCCCCAGATCAGCTTGTTCTGCTCGGCGGCGTTGCCTGCGATGCGATCGTCGAACCATTGCTGCAATTCCTGGATCTTCGCCGCGTCCCAGCCCTCGGGCGCGTTGAGCAGCCCCGCCGGCACGTTGCCCTCGGTGAAATAGCTCAGCTGCGCCGCCTGGCGTCGTAGGATCGTATTGATCGTGACGACGATCTGCTCGACCGGCCCGAAGCCATAGAGGTGATGCGGCCGCACGTTCCGCGGCGCGTAGAGCAGGTCGGCGTTGGTCAGGTTCGCCCAGACGACACCCTTGATCACTTGCTGATAGGCAATGTCGGTCGGCCCGCGCGGCCGCCGTCCGGTATCGTCGACCATCGGGTGGATCGTATCGCCCGGCACGATCTCCAGCCCGATCAGCTTTCCACCGCGATTGCGCCGCTTCTCGAACGCCGGCGCATCGAGCGTCAGCAAATCCTCCAGACTCGATCGCATGAAGGTGGCGAACGGCGTGACCCCATCGGGTTTGCGCCAGAACCGCGTCAGCTCGATGATGCGCGGATCGTCGGCGATCTTGGCGGCCCCATCGACCGGCTTGATCTGCCACTCGAGCCGCTCGACCTGGTCCTTGCGCGTCTCGATCGCCAGCCGCACCAATTCGACATTAGCGAACGCGCGCAGTGCCGGAAATCCGGTCTGCTCATAGGCGCGCGGCTGCAACGTTGCGTTGATATTGGGCTTGAAGTCGTACCCGCGCACCGGCTGCTGGACGACCGGCATGAGCGGGAAACCGGGCGAAAACGGCCCCCAGGCATTCTCGTTGCTGCTGTTGCCCCAGCTGTAAGTGACATTGGCTTGTACGCCGCCCTTAGGCATCGAGTTCTCCTTTGCCGGTCGCTGCCAGATCGAGGGATGGAAAGCGGGGCCAACCGAGCATAGTCTTCGAGCACGATGACCGAACGCAACCGCTGGATTCATCACATCAAGGATGTGCGGGCCGACCACGCAGTCGGTCTGTTCGAGGCCGAGCGGATAGCATTGGCCGATCCGACCTGGCGCCGCTGGGTCGAACACCAGATCAACACCGACGACCGATGCCGCCGTATGGCGCTACGCCATATCAGGGAATCGGGGGCCAATGCCCTGATCGAGATCGACGACGATCGCCTGCGGGTCGTTGGCGACGATCGAGCCTGACCGACGCCGTGTTCATCACCGCGATCGAAACATTCCTTGCCCGGTCAGGCAAAAGTCGCGGACGCGTTTGCTGCCGCGCCGACGGTCTGTGGGTGTTCGTCACCGAATATTTGACCGAAGAAACTGAGGAGTTCCTATCTTACTGGAAGAACGACTATCCGCCGTCCGGGCTCTATCAAACCCGTGATGACGCGGCAGCGGCGCTGCGAATTGTACTCGGCGAGATGGAAACGATCGAAGGTGCCCGCTCGGTTGAGATCAATACCGATGTCGGGCCCTATCCCGAACCCTGACCGCTTTCGTTAGCCGTCACCGCATTCGCAGTGCGCACCAGGTCCAGGAACCCCGCCGACGCCACCCCATCCTCCGCCGGCCAGAACGCCATCACCAGTGCATCCGCCTTGTTGGGCGATCTCGTGCCGTCGGGCTTCTTGTCCACCAGTAGCTTGAGTGCGCCGTTCACCGCCCGCGTCGGCTGGCTCAATTCCTTCCGCAGCGATGCCAATCCAGGCATCTCGCGAGGCAGGCTGATCAGGTCGGCGGGGTTGTAAACCTCGCCCGCCGTCACCGCCTTGTGCGTGCGCTCGAAGCGCAACCGTAATTGCCACCAGGCCTGCGCTTTCAAGTTCGCATAGAAATCGCCATTGACCGGCGTCTCGCGATCCCCCGGCACGACATGCTCTCGCGGCCGCAGCGGTGAGGCGCCGGCATTCCAGGGCCGGAACGTGATCCCGGCAGGCAGCAACGCCAGCCCATCGGCATCCGCTTCATCGCGTAACCGGTTAGCTTCTGCCTTCACGCCCGCGCCGACGCCGATACTGTCATATTGCAACGCCACCGTCCGTCCGCGCAGCCGGTCGACTGCCAGCCGCGTCGCCTTGCCGACATCTCCCTCGCCCCAGTCGTCAACCGAATGCACCACCGACCCCTTGGCGATGGCCAGCGCATGTCGGTCGCCACCCTCGTCGGCCGGGTCCAGCGCCGCACGCCACGCGCCTTCATCGTCGAACCCGAGTACGATATGCGCGTCGATCGCACTCGCCACCCAGTCGCCGGGGATGATGATTCCCTCGACCGCGGCGGTGTAATTACGGTCGACCTCCTGCGCGAAGACATGGAGCAGCCCGTCTGCTGCCGCCTTGGCCCGCCGCCCGGCATACCAGGCGGCACTCTTGGCCGGATGGTCGCGCCAGTCCATCACGAACACGTTGACCCGATCGGTGGCGAGCGACGCGCCCGGCGCCCATTCGATCCCGCTTTCGCGCCGGCGATGGAACACATTGCCGGGCCCGTTGACCGAGCTCATGTCGATCTGGACATTGGTCGTGTCGGCCAGTGCGGCCTCGATCTTCTCGGGCCGCTCGTAATGCGCGCTCTCGTCCTTGAAATAGATCAGCTTACGCCCGCCGCGCCCGATATTGTCGCCCGACTCTCCGGTAATCGTCGCACCGGTCGCGCGGTTGACGATCTTCATGCTCGGCATGTCGTCGCGAGGATCGAACCCGGCGGGCAGCATCAGCCGGGGCAAGTGGCGGATGATGATCCGTATCTTCTCGAAAATGCTGTCGGGATCGCCGATCTTGTCGACCAATTGCTCCTTGCGGCTGCCCCATCCGATCGCGGCGCCCGGCCGGTACAACCACAGCCAAACCGAGAAGGCGCAAGCGAGCCATGTCGCACCCATGTCTCGCGCTTTTTCGATCAGCCCGCTCTGCTGCGCATCGACGTTGGCGTGCAGGAACGCGATCATCTCGATCTGGCGGGGGAAGGGTACGAAGGGCATCACTGTCGGGGCATCACTTGCCGCCTTGCGTGGGTCATACGTCACGGCCCAATGCGAAATCCAACCAACCGGATCTTCGCGATACCGCTCGGCGAGTCCGGCGCGCAGCCCGGCATCCGCCATCAGCCGCCGCAACCGGCGCTGCCGCGTGATCAGCTCGGCGACATAGTCGGGCGGCCAGGCCGGGAGGGCCGGCGCGGAACCCACCGTCACCCCAATTCTTCCCGATAGCGTTCGGCCGCCTCGCGCGCCGACATGTCGGGCGTGATCGCGTCGACGGCGCGCGTGCCGATCCCAAGCGGGTCGGGCGCAGAACCCTCGCGCCGCCCCGCACGTGTCTTTTCCCACCATAGCATCGCTGTGGTGTTCCCGTTCATCGCGGTCTCGAACAGGGTCAACGCGATCCGCGCATTGGCCACTTCGACGCCCGCATCCAGTTCGGCGCGACACCGTCGTTTCAACGTGGTCGCGCTCATTCCCATGATCCGCGCAATGGTGGCATAGGGCGTCCCGATCTCGGCGAAGCGCCGTACGTCCGCGCGTATCGCGTCGGTGATTTCGATCGGCGCCCGCCCGCCTTTACGCGCAGTGTTGGGAAGGTGCGCCGGGGCAGGGGAAACTAACCAGGTGGGAACAGCAACACCCTTGGCCGATGTTCCCGACCCCGCACGCTTTCGCTCCGCCATCCGAACTCCACCCGATCGCCAGCCACCCGATGCGCCGCAACAACCAGCTCCAGCAACGTACGGACGTTGCCGGATAGGTGTCCCGGAACCGATGGATTTTCTGCGAGAAAACTGCGCGACGCCGTTTCGGTCGAACGCAAATTTGGATGATTGCTACATACACGTTTTTTCGTGGCAGTCAAGAAGTTTTCTCGTTTTGTTCTCGTTTTCCGAACGGGTGGAGGAGCGGTCAACGCCGCCCCTCCATCCGATGAATTAGGTTGTCGCCCCGGGCCCGAACCAGGTCATCAGCGCCTCGGCCAGCGCGTCGTCATTGCCGTCTCCAACCCAGGCAACATGCCCGTCGGGCCGGACCAGCACTGCGCTCGGGGCGGGCACCGCGCCGATCACCGGCAGCTCCCAAATGCCTTCATAGCTGGCATCCAACAGCTTCACCCGATCCGCCCAGGGCGAGATGTCTATCGCGCCCTGCTCGCCCAGATTGACCAGCACCGGTCGCGCATCGCGCAGCAATGTGAACACCCGCACCGGGCCGTCGGCGGTGACCAGGTCGAGGTCGGGCATCCGCCGCCCGAGCAGCGCGTGCCCCTCGCCAAGGTCATACTGCACATCCAGCCCCGACATCATCCCCGCCACTCGTCGGCGCGGCTCGTCCATGCCCAGCAGTTCGGCGACGATCTCGCGCAGCGCGCCGGAGCGCTCGTCCGCGCGCCGCAGGGCGACTTGCGCCATCGTATTGCGCAATACCCGCGCGGCGACGGGATGACGCTCGGCATGATAGCTGTCGAGCAGGCTGTCGGGCGCCGTCCCCGCGGCGACGCGCGCCAATTTCCATCCCAGGTTCACCGCATCGTGCAAGCCGATGTTGAGGCCTTGGCCCCCATCAGGCGAATGGACATGCGCGGCATCGCCGGCCAGCAAGATCCGGCCCTTGCGATACGTCGCTGCCTGCCTCGTCATGTCGCTGAAGCGCGAGATCCAGCTCGGATTGTGCACTCCGAAATCGGTCCCATAAACCGCGATCAGCCCCTCGCTCAGGTCGCTGAGCCCCGGATCGCCGGCACGCCCCGCCCGCTGCTCGGTGATCATGACGCGCACCGTCTTGCCGTCGTCCATCCGGCTCAGCCCATGCAGCCCGGTCGCGTCGCGACGGATGCCCCAGTCGGGCTCCTCCTCCAGCTCGACCTCGGCGATCAGATTGCTGATGGTGGGATCCCAACCGGGAAAGTCGATCCCCGCCGCCTTGCGGATCAGGCTGCGCCCGCCATCGCATCCGACCAGATAGTCGGTCCGCAGCGAACTCCCGTCGGACAGTGCTATATCGACGCCCGTTTCATCCTCGACGAACCCGACCACATTGCGTGCGCGATAGGTCGGCACCCCCAACTCTGCGACCCATTCGGCCAGGATGCGCTCGATATGGTTCTGCCACAAAGCCAGCCCGTAATTGTGCCGGGTGGGAAAGTCGCTGATGTCGAGCCTGGTGAGTGCGAAGCCCGTGACCTGCATCGCCTCTCCAGCGGCCAGGAACCGGTCGGCGATGCCGCGTTGGTCGAGCAATTCGATCGATCGAGCATGCAGACCGCCTGCGCGCGACCCGGCCAACTCCTGGTTCGGCCGCCGCTCGACGATCGCGACATCGGCGCCCGCCAGCGCCAGTTCGCCGGCCAGCATCAGTCCGGTCGGCCCGCCGCCGCAAATCACAATCGCGTGGTCGCCCGCCTTCGTATCGGCGCCTTCGCGCACGTCATAAGTAGATGATACTGCCCGCATATCGCCTCTCCCTGCGAATCGATGGGGCAGGGGCTTTACGGCAAAGGGCGGGTCTTGAAGCAAGGCCCTTGCAAACTATATTTCGGAAGTGCGGGGGAGATATGTCCGCCGCGCACTCCCAAACATCTCGGTAATCGTTCGTATCGCTCGGTCCTTGTTGGCCGGCTATTGTTGTGACCCCAGCAGTTCTCCCGCGCCCAGCCGCGCGTACACCGCCTCGACATCCTCGCGATCCACGTCCCGTCGCGCCGTCGCCGCCATATCGGGCCACATCCGCAACGCGGTGATCAGCCGCTTGCGTGCCGTCCGCCATTGCATCCCATGCGCGTGCGCCAGTTGCACGAACGACTGGTCGCTCAGGACCATGTCGAGCACCATCGCCCGCGGCCGAGGGATCGCCTCGCACCATGCGCGATAGGCGACCTCCAGCCGTATTCGTTTCAATGATTCGACCAGCTGATCCCGCCCCGAATTGGCGAAGTCGACGCGCGTTTCCAGTGATACCGACCGTATCGATCCGGCGCGCCGGATGCGCTCCGCCACGCCGGCAATCTCTTCCGCCGCGGCGCGCTCGTCCGCGCTGATCTTGCCCAGCCGCTCCATCCGGTGGAGCGGCGATTGCCGCCGCCGCTCGGGCAGCGCGTTCGCCTTTTCGTGCGTCTCCGGCGTGCCTTCATTCTTGTGCCGCCATCGCGCGACCATCGCCTCATGTCGCCGTTCCGACTCCTCTCGCCGGTGCAGCGCGGCGGCCAGACGGTCGGCAGCGTCGGGCTGCTGCTCACGTTGTGGGAGCGCGGCCAATCGTCGAGCGGCACTGGCACGGATCATGGCTAGCCGGTCTTCCGTGCCACTTTCAGTACGCGCGCTCGCCCGCCGGATCTTCGGATTGCTATCCGCCAACGTCTTTTCTCCTGACAAATTCGGTGTCTGATTTTGACCGGCGCTATGGCCTATCCGGTTCGCGTTTCGGCCGCTGGCGCGGGCCGAAGAGATGCGGGCACAATGCCGCTGTAGATGGGATCGGGATGATCGCAGACCGAGCGCCCACATGCTGCGCACCTCGTTTGCGGTCCGTCCTTTCGCGATCCGTTGACGCGTTCGGAGCTGGCGGCGTTGGTCATAGGCAATAAATTGGACATATTGTCCAACATATCAACCGTCAGTTGGTGCTTTGTCATGAGCGGAGGTCGTGGTACAATTTGTCCATGACCGATTCGATTACGCCCGAGGAATTCGACGCTCTTTATATCGCCAGAGTGAAAGCGCTGCGCCAGCTCAGGGGGATGACGGCCGGACAGATGTCGACCCTGCTCGGCGTACCTGCCGAACGCTATCGCAAATATGAATCGCGCACGCCGATGCCGCATGCGTTGATGGAGCAATTTGCCCTGATCACGGGAGTATCGGTCGAGTTCCTTCTCACCGGACGACGCGTGGCCGGGAAGGGACCCTATCCTGATGTGCCCGGTCCGCACATGATCGAAAAATGGCGCGCCGGTCAGCTCGCCAATGACGGCAAGCCTTTGCGAAAACCCGGCTGACTTGGCCAGATCGTCCCACTGAAGGCTATATTCCGGGCCGAGCTAGCTGCCATCGTCGACGTTGAATAGTTGGACAATATGTCCCATATTTGCTTTTCGCCGCTTTTTCCGGCGTGGGAGCAATCATTGCCGCCTGCCGCTGTTCAGCCCTCGCCCGACCTCCACCCCGAAAGCGCGCGTCTGCTCGCGGTCGACTGCTGGACCCGTGACCCGGCGGTCGCCGCGTTGATCGATGCCGCGCACGCCCTGATCCCGATTGGCGAGAGATTGCGTGACTGGTGTACCGGGCGTCCCTCGATCGACCGGCTGATCGCCGACGAAATCGGAGCGCTCGTTTGGGAAACGATCGAAACGGGACGGATCAACGTCTGTCAGCGAGAACCGCGGGCCAGCGGAGTCGTCGGGATGATCTGGACCGAGCTGGAAAGCTTGCGCGCGCGCTGGATCGCCGGGCGCTTACGGTTTGAAGGGTTTTCGCCCGCCGCGCAGAACATCGAGCCCTGGTACGACCGATTGCAAGCGCTCGAAGAGGAAGCGCCGGCCGTGGCGGTGTTGTGGAGCAATGTGGCTGCGGTGAAAGGTTAG